ATGAAAAGTAAACTAAAAATGATGAAACGAGCAGATGGATCATATTCACCTCGTGGTTTATGGGATAATATTCGTGCCAACAAGGGTAGTGGTAAAAAACCAACTGCCGCAATGTTAAAACAAGAAAAGAAAATTAAATCACAAGAAAAAATGTAATTTATGTCTGGAGCTTGGCAAAGAAAGGAAGGAAAAAATCCTGAAGGTGGGCTTAATGCTAAAGGTCGTGCATCTTATAATGCAGAAACAGGTGGAAACTTGAAAGCTCCTGTTAAAGCAGGTGTTAATCCTCGTAGAGTTTCATTTGCAGCTAGATTTGCAGGTATGATGGGGTCAATGAAAAAACCAAATGGCGAACCTACTCGTAAAGCATTAGCTCTTAAAGCTTGGGGATTTGGTAGCGTAGAAGCTGCTCGTAAATTCGCTAATACTCATAAAAAATCTTAAAAATAAACAAAATGAAACAATCTGAAACAATTGGAATGTGGTTTCAAACATGGGATGCAGGTAATAATCTACCCGAAGGCATTAATCTTGGAATTGCATATAGTGGATGGCCTGATTTAGCAAGTGCATTAAGGGATTCTGACGCAATATTTGAAACACTTCCACAATCTAAAATTTTAACTTTAGGTGGTGGAGCTGATACTGGTAATTGGACTGCAGATATTTTAAACGCTAATACTCAATCTATTAATGAAGGTATGTTGCCACTTGGCTATGATGGGGTAATGTTTGATATTGAACAAGGCGATGCGGGTTTACTAGATGCTTTTGAACAATGCTTTGCTTCTATAAAACTTATAGGTAAAAAAGTTTATGTTGGCGTAAGTCATTCTGGACCCTATGGTTTCCCTGATACTGAAATTCTTATGACTGGTTTATTTGCATCTAATAATATTGATGGGTTATCTCCTATGCTATATTCTGCACCAACTCCTCCTTATTCTAATAATTATGATGCAGGTGGTGGTATAGCTTGGTCACAATGGCAAACCACTAGTATTCCAATAATTCCATCTATTCCTATAGCAAGTTTATATCCTGACGCACAACAATGGTTTAAGGATAACTTAAATATTACTTTAGACGGATTTATACAATGGGTGAACATAAAAAACTAAATTATGAAAAAAATAATATTGTCATTATTGGCACTTGCGGTTGTAATTTTTGTTATAATTTTAGTTAATAATTTTAAACCAAAAGTTGCTCACGAAAAAGCATTAGTAATTGTTGAAGGTAAATTTGCTTTTTGTGGCGCATCTAGTGCAAAAGCAACAGGGAATACAATTACTGTAGAAGGAAAAGAATTTTTAGAAGGAGTGGCTGCTTGTCCTGTAATGGATGGTTTTTCTATTGCAAATAATATATTGGTTCCTGATCCATCAGTAACTCCAGATAGCACAGATAAAACAGTGTGGTCTTATTTTTGGTATTATGATTCAGTTCCTCAAGCTCCATCTTGGGAAACATTACCTACAGCTAATCGCACATTCACAATTGGAAATACTCCAGAAACAAGCATGAGCAATATGTGGTGTATGCCTTGTAAAATATTGCCACAAAGAGTTAATGGCGTAACTATAGCAGAATGTTTTGGTCCACTTAACGAGTTAGCATTTCCAATGCGCAGAGCAATTAGAGCAAAGCCGGGTGAAACATCTGTAACACAAGCTCCGGTTGGTGCTACTTATTCAGTTGGAACAATTATACCTAAACAAGACTAGTTTCCGGTTCACCTAAAATCAATTTGCCTGCATCAGACAACGGGCGAGCGTAAATTCTTAATTTTTTACCTGTCGTTGGGCATACAAAAGTTACACCCGCATCCAAGTAAGACTTAATAACTAATTCAATTGCTCCATGCTCATCTGGACTTGCTCCAATTACATGGGGTTCGTCATAATCAAATTGCATACAGAAATCGCAGCCTATTAATGGTTCTTTACCTTCAGGTATGTTTGGTTTCTTTTTACTTGCCATTGTTAAAATTTTTATGGGTTTCTTCTATTTGGATTAAATATTCTCTTGCTCTTTCTACCTTGTATTGTATTTTTAAAATATCATCTTCGTTTCTATCTACTTTATATAACAATACCCTCTCTGCAATATCTATATCATCAAATTTCATGTTAAACTCTATTTTCATAGCCTCCCTTACAAATTCTGGGCTTTCTTCGGAAATAACATCCATCTTTTTTAAAAGATAATACTTCTCTTGCTCAATGATATTGTCTGGCGTATTTGATAAACAATAGGCTATACTGCCTGAAATAGCACCCGTAAGCCACATATATGACATTATTTGCCAATAATATAGATTATCTAGTTTGTCTGGCAAGTTGCCTAGAAATGTCCACAAATCATAACTAGACTTAACATCAATAATATGGTTGCCGTCAATAATATCGGGTAATCCTGTAATAAAATCATTCTTAAATCTTTCTTCATTCTTTTCTAATGGCTTTTTCAAGTATTCCGATAGCATTTCAATAGAATTACCTTCTACTTCAATACCCTTTTTCATTTGTTTGGTTTGAATATCTCGTTTGCGACCATACTTTTCAGTAATATAAACATCCAATAAATGTTTTTGTGCTGTTTTAGAAAGTAACCCCGCTTCTTTGTCAACTTTAGATACAGGTTCGGTCATTAAATACCCCACAGAGCTTGCTCGTATTAGGGATTCATTAAAATTTATCATAGTTAAAATAGTTTTCCCTGTTGTTCGAAATAATCCGAGCTTAAATTAAAATTCTTTCTCATTGCGTTGTATGTTTCAAACCACGCGCGCGCTTGCGACTTTGCCATACGCTCAATTCTTTCACAATACTCAATGGCTTCTTGCCTTTCTTTCATTATCCAATAACCTTTGGCATCAGATAGAATCATATAACCTTTTTTGATCCTTAAATCACGAATTACCTGCCTTATCTTTCTTAATGTTGATTCTCTTCTATCTATTTCGTGAACAGGGTGGCTACCCAACCATCTTTGTGAGGCGGCAATCTCTTGTTGTGTTATTCTATGGTTACAATTAAATATTAAATTTATAATACATTGCTCATCATCAGTAAGTAGCATTATTTTATAGTTTTAAGTTTATTATTGTAATGTTCTAAAATGTCTGAATTACTTTTAGCCATCAACTCCCAAGCCTTTAATTCTTCCTCTGTCTTGCAGGCATCTATAAATTCTTTTGTTTTTTCAGCTAAAGATTTCTTTGATTGGCTAGGAATAACCTCTTCGGCAATTTGCTCATTGTTAAAATAACCCAAATCTTTTAACCTAACTACATTTTGTTTATGGTAGTCCTCAACAAGCTCACGAGCAATGTCTAAAGCCTTATTAGCTGACTCTCCTTGGTTAATGGCAAACTCAACTCCTATTTTTTCAGATGAATAATTGCCTAAATTGAATGTTCGTTGGTAAATAATGGTTTGTATGTGCATAAAATTTATTTATATCTTGTAACAGCGGTTTTTTCGTTTGCGTATTTTATTTTAAAAATCTTGTGAGCTTGGTCTTTTTTTCTTCTTAATAAAGAAACCATTACCATAACCGAAGTATATGGGTTTAAGAAAATAAGCGTTTCGTCTATTTTCATTTCAGCTACTTTTGAAGAAACTGAATCTGGACTAGGGTATCTTGCCATAATTATATTTTTTTACAAAGATAAATTAAATTAACTAAATAAATTAATTAAATAAATTTCTTTTTTGCCAAGTTTAGCTTTGTTCTATATTCTATAATTAAGCCTTTTAGCTCATCTTTTGTAGGTTTAACAATCTGTCTTGCTTCCTCTCTTAAATATTCAACTAAAGCATTATTTTCTTCGTGTAATTTGTACTCAAATTCTTCTATATTGCCAGTTTTAAAGTAATTACATTCCATACATTGTGGTCTGCAATTAGCTTCTAACCATCTTGTACCTAAATTAGACCTGCCTATAAAATGACCGCATTGTATTTCGGTAATTGTATGCTTTTTACCGCAAGTATAACATTCAACGATGCCAGTTTTATCTGCATATCTATTTCTAATGTATTGACTAAATACATGATCAAGGTCTTGGACAAGATTCTGAAAACTTTCTATATCGTCCTCAAATTCTTCTAATCTTTTTTGAGTAGACAAGGATGTAGCACACTGCTTACACATCTTTTTTGAAAACCAATAATCAATATTACCACA